ATGCAAACCGTTATTTTTGGGCGCCCGGGATGTCCTTACTGCGTGCGAGCGAAAGATCTGGCAGAGCAGTTGAGCAACGAACGTGATGATTTTCAGTATCAGTATGTTGATATTCGTGCTGAAGGGATCACTAAAGAAGATTTGCAGCAGAAAGCCGGGAAGCCTGTAGAAACCGTGCCGCAGATTTTTGTCGATCAGCAACACATTGGCGGCTATACCGATTTTGCCGCATGGGTGAAAGAGAATCTTGACGCCTGATCGCCGGATAAGCCCTCTCTGTTTGAGGGCTTTATTGATTTTTTCTGTGATGTGGCTTGAACAGATTGCTGATAAATAAGAAGCACAACGCTCCCAGCGCACACCAGAAGACTGCACTTAATAACCACGCCAGCTCCTGCCAAAATGAGCGGGTGGGAGAAAAAAACAGTCGCATAATTAACATCGAGCACGGTGCTGCCAGCATTGCACCAAACAGCGGTTTAAGAACTTCTCTACGCTGTGAAAAAAAGCTGGCAACCGCTCCAGGAAGAATGAAAAACAGCAGACCGATTTCAGGGTGCCCGGCAGCCCGAAAAGCGCCTTTCATATGCGTCGCCAGAAAGAGGCACACCACAATGAAAAGGACAAAACAGCAGATTGCCCCCGCCCAACGTTGTTTATGTTTCACTCGTTCCTCCTGACACTGCGTCTATCGAACACATTTTTCGCCAGTGTGGCGTTCAGTAAGATAAAGCCGCTTCGCATTCCATGCTAATATAGGCCAACGCAATTCTTATAGCCGCTGGTACCTAATGTGATTACACTAGTAAAATATATTGTTGCTTTACTATCGTTTAGGTGCGCTGAATGAATTTGCGCCCTGAGTTCTGGTAAAAACATTATCGTAAATTACCATTTCTTTCAACAGCTTACTCGTAAACAAGAAGTTAGTCTCCGTGAATATAAACGTCGCCGAATTGTTAAATGGGAATTACATTCTGTTATTATTTGTGGTCCTCGCGCTTGGGCTGTGTCTCGGGAAATTACGACTTGGCTCAATCCAACTGGGTAATTCCATTGGCGTTTTGGTCGTATCGCTGTTATTAGGCCAACAACATTTCAGCATTAACACCGACGCACTGAATCTTGGTTTTATGCTGTTTATTTTCTGCGTCGGGGTCGAAGCCGGACCCAACTTTTTTTCCATTTTTTTTCGCGATGGGAAAAATTATCTAATGTTAGCCCTGGTAATGGTCGGCAGTGCGCTGCTGATCGCCTTAGGGCTGGGTAAGCTGTTTGGCTGGGACATCGGCCTGACAGCCGGGATGTTAGCTGGCTCCATGACTTCAACACCAGTTCTGGTTGGTGCCGGCGATACGTTACGCCATTCTGGTATGGAAAGCAGGCAGCTCTCTCTGGCACTGGATAATCTTAGCCTCGGGTATGCGTTAACCTATTTAATTGGTCTGGTCAGTCTGATTGTCGGCGCGCGTTATTTACCGAAGTTGCAGCATCAGGACTTGCAGACCAGTGCTCAACAGATCGCCCGTGAACGAGGTCTGGACACCGACGCCAGCCGTAAAGTCTATTTACCAGTCATCCGCGCCTACCGTGTCGGCCCGGAGCTGGTTGCATGGACCGACGGCAAAAATCTACGAGAACTGGGCATCTATCGGCAAACGGGTTGCTATATCGAGCGTATCCGCCGTAATGGGATTCTGGCGAACCCGGATGGCGATGCCGTGCTGCAAATGGGTGATGAAATTGCGTTGGTCGGTTACCCTGACGCCCACGCCCGACTCGATCCCAGCTTCCGTAACGGTAAAGAAGTTTTTGATCGTGACCTTCTCGATATGCGTATCGTCACTGAAGAGGTAGTAGTTAAAAACCATAACGCCGTTGGTAAACGTCTGGCGCAATTGAAATTGACCGATCACGGTTGCTTCCTTAACCGCGTCATCCGCAGCCAGATAGAGATGCCAATCGATGATAACGTGGTGCTTAATAAAGGTGACGTGTTGCAAGTCAGTGGTGATGCCCGTCGCGTGAAAACCATCGCCGATCGCATTGGCTTTATCTCAATTCACAGCCAGGTTACCGATTTGCTGGCATTCTGCGCATTCTTTGTCATTGGTCTGATGATTGGGATGATCACTTTCCAGTTCAGTACATTTAGCTTTGGCATGGGTAATGCTGCCGGATTGTTATTTGCCGGTATTATGCTGGGCTTTATGCGCGCCAACCATCCTACCTTCGGCTACATTCCGCAGGGTGCCTTAAGCATGGTGAAAGAGTTCGGTTTGATGGTGTTTATGGCAGGCGTTGGTTTAAGCGCCGGTAGCGGCATCAATAACGGCCTTGGTGCAATTGGCGGTCAAATGCTGATTGCCGGATTGATTGTCAGTCTGGTGCCAGTGGTTATCTGCTTCCTGTTCGGTGCTTACGTACTGCGTATGAACCGCGCGCTGTTATTCGGCGCAATGATGGGAGCACGTACTTGCGCTCCGGCAATGGAGATTATCAGCGATACTGCGCGCAGTAATATCCCGGCGCTGGGCTATGCAGGTACCTATGCAATAGCTAACGTGCTACTGACGCTGGCGGGGACAATCATTGTAATGGTGTGGCCAGGACTCGGATAAACCTGAAGTTGCCCTGAGAATGAAATTTTTTTGCACAAGCGCAGAACTTTTCTTCGGGGCATCAGTCTTAATTAGTGCCACTGCTTTTCTTTGATGTCCCCATTTTGTGGAGCCCATCAACCCCGCCATTTAGGTTCAAGGTTGATGGGTTTTTTGTTGCCTGAAATTTAAGCTATTTAAAATCATGATGTTAGAAACACTGTTTTTTAACGATGGCGACAAAATGGCGGCAGCGTCAAAGAGAGAGCGCCACCTGTCCTGATTTCATTGGATGCGGCTGAACCGGATTTGACTCTTTTGGCGTTGCAATCGAACGAACAAAAGTTTCATGGGTAACAAAAGTATGGCTGCAGTTAATGTTCTGGCACTGGTTGTAACGCTCTTTGGTCAATGAAGATACCTGAAAACTGCTGCGAGTATGGGCGGCACTTCCACACAGTGGGCAAATCATCATTTTTCGAGTTCTCCCCATTTTTGCTAAATTCACAATAATGATACCGCATTATTCCATTTTGCAAACTTAAAAGTTCTCCATTGCGAAGAATCATTCCATTTCGAAATCATCAATCCTCACTTCAAGCTCCAGACTGGTCGTGAAACCATTATCCGGGCTGACAGTATGTGTCAGGGTGGTAATGGTCCATTCCGCATCATCTATCGGCTGTTTAAAGCCACTGACTTTCACTGGCATTTCCGTGTAGAGATCTGCCCGACCTTCCGCCAGTTGTAGCGAGAATGTCGCAACACCGCGTTGCAGGCGTTCCCACTGCATTTTCGCCGCTCGTTCGGCGTTGCTCCGGTTGGCATAAGTGCGATTAAGTACCAGCACGTTTTCATCCGTACCCACCAGGTAATCGCCCTGCTTCGCTTCCGGCTCTTTCTTCTGCTTCTTAGTCCTGCGCTTACGCTTCACCGTGGTGCTTTCTTTCTTCTCGGGTTCGCGGGTATGCAACCAGCTGGCAATTACGCCCGTGTAGGCTCCGCGATCTGCCAGGGTAAAGCGGTGACTGTCGCCGTCCTTACGTGTGATAGTGATAACCGGTAGTGGTTTACCGCTGGCGCTTTTGCCCTGTCCCTGCCGAATGAATAACAGATTGCCATTTTTCACCGACGCAATAGCACCGTACTGGCGCGCCAGCCGCATCAAAAAACTGCCGTCACTTTCATTGGTCTGGTCTATATGATCCACGGGTTTATTCGACAGGTCTTTACCCAGTGCCATCTTCAGTTTGTGCCGCGCGGCTATTTCCTTCACCACTTCCCCGACTGTGGTCTTGTGCCACGACTTTTCACGGCGGGTATTCAGCGTTTCACGAAAATCAGCACTTCGCGCCCGGATAGTCAGGCGATCCGGTGCGCCAGTGTGTTCAATCTCGTCCACCGTGAATGCCCCTTTCGGGAAAAGCGGCTGCCCCTTCCAGCCCAGCGCCAGCGTAATGACCGCACCACGGCGCGGCAGCGCGATTTTTCCGTCGGCGTCGTCCAGTTCCAGATCAAGCTGGTCTGCTTCAAAGCCCCGGTTATCCGTCAACGTCAGCCCCATCAGGCGGTTGTCCAGCACAGTGGTGATATCCCTGCCCTCAATACTGATGCTGAATGCCGGAGTTTTGTTGCCTTTGTTAAGCAGTTCAGAGCTGAAATTCACGACAGCAGCCCTCCCACCGTTTTACTGATATCACTTAAGGCAGATGTTGCCGTGTCCTGCAGATTATTCAGTTGCGTACTGAGATCACCGAACATATCGGACAGGGATTCATCCACCCGTTTGAGCGACAAGGTGAACTCAATCCGGCGCGGCATACCGTCGCGGAAAAACTCCGTTTTAGTCTGATTCAGTCCCCCAATCACATACATGCCGTAAATCGTGCCGCTGCCTTCAATCAGAGGCCATGCTTTCCCCTGTTCTGCCATCTGCTCCAGTGCCAGCAACGACAGCCTGCCGCCTGTTATCTCCGGCATAAGAACACCAGAAAGCGTCAGCATGTCATTGTCCGGTCCCAGAAACTGCGTTGACGGGCGTCGGTTAACCCGGCTGTTAGCCGCATGTCGCCAGCTGCGCTGATACTGCAGCTCCTGATACGGCACGGTGCGCAGCATAAACACGTACAATCCCAGCACCATCATCATGCGTCGTATCCCCCCTGATCGCTGTAGTTACTCCTGGCTTTTGCCTTCAGCCTGCGTTCACGTTCATCAAGCTGGCGGGCCACCTCCCGCGCAATATCCTGCGCACTTTGTCCTGGCTGCGTCTGAATGATGATCTGCGTCGGTGCCTCAATCCGTTGAACAGGCGGCACAGCAGCTGCGCGACTCACCATCGCTTCACCGCCTTTCGCGGGAAGCGCCAAAGGATGCAACGGTGGAAGCTCTACTGGCGCGGCAGCAACGCCCATCATTCCGGCAACAACGGCAGCCAGTGCAGCTGTATTTCTCCGGCTGGTCACATTTGCCGGGCCATTAACAATTTCCGGCCCGTTTTCACCGACGATGCCAAACTGCCCGCGCGGGATATACCCGCCGCTGTCATACATCCCCGCAAAGCCATATCCCCATGACGGAAAACCACCTGATGGCATCATCACTTTGCCGTCTGCATTCACTGTTGCGGGTTGCTGACGCGTCACGCTTTCCGGCAGTTTCGCCTTTGCAGCCTCTTTACTGATAATGCCGAGTTTCTCCAGCAACCAGGAAACGCCGGATTTCAGGGAGTCCAGCGGATGCATGACCATATTCAGCCCTTCCGCCAGTGCCTCCCCGAATCGTCGCCCCATTGCCGCTGCGCTCTGCAGTTCGGCAGAGGTCGACTTAACGGGCGTCAGCAGATCAGTAAACCAGCCCCACAGCGCCTGCACTTTGTCACCAATCCACTGAAACACGGGCTTAAGTGGTTCGAATGCGGCACTGATGGGACCTGCCGCCGCTTTGAATCCTTCCACCACGCCACCGAGAAATGCGGTGATGGGTTGCCAGTATTTCCAGACAACCAGCGCCACGCCCGCCAGTGCAGTAACCACAAGACCTATCGGACTGAGCAGAGCACCTAACAGACCAGATATGGCATACAGGGCAACGCGCAGCATCGCCAGCGGACCGGATGCCAGCACACGAAGCACCGCGCCTGCGGCAGCCAGTCCACCGCGCAGTACCGCCAGAGGATTCATAAACATCACAGCAACAGCACGTAAACCGGATAATCCAGACCGCAACAGTGCAACCGGCACACCTGCTACAGTTTTCAGGACATTCCCCGTCAGTGATGCCGTGCGACGCAAAGACGACAACGGAGCAGTAAGTAACCCCGCTGCGTTGCCCGATGAAGCAAGCCCGCGTCGCAGCAGTGCCAGTGGTGCGCCAGCCAGCCACGACAACGCGCTGCTGGTTCGTGTTACTGCTGCCGTAACGGAAGGTAACGTTTTGATACCCAGCACAGAGAATCCCAGACGGATCACTGCCAGCGGCCCCAGCACTGCAGCCAGCGCCACCGCTAAGGTGCCGAGGCCTACGGTAACCGCAGCCACAACAACCGCTACTTTCATCAGTGTGCCTGTCAGTTCCGGGTTAGCTTCCACCCAGCGGCGCAACGCTCCCGTGATGCTTTTCACCGTGTACAGAATATCCATCAGCGGCTGGCGCAGCGTTTCGCCCAGGCTGCTAAAGGTGTTCTGCGCTCCGGTTTTGACCAGCAACCACTGAGCAGAAAGTGAGTCTTTGTTGATGTCGGATTCTTTCTGCATGGAACCGAGCGCATCATTGCCCGCTGTCAGTTTTAGCTGGCGCTGCAGTTCCGGAAGGTTGTTTGCCAGTTTCGCCGCGTCATCACCAAACTCTTTACCAAACAACATGGTCATGGCAGACAGACGCTTGTCCTGCGGCAGTGCGTTCACCTTCTCCAGCACACGCTGGATAGTTCCCATCGCATCCTTCGTCATCTGCTTTTCAATCACTTCAGGATTGAGTTTCAGCAGATTCATCCCTTCAAAGAAACTCTTGCTTTGCATGGTGGCAATGGACAATTCACGCACCATCGCGTTTGCTGCACTGGCTGCAACCTCCGGCGCAGCGCCCAGTGTCAGAAAGGTGGAACCCAGTGCCGCCGCTTTACGATAATCCAGACGGTCAGCCACACCGCCCAGACGTTGCATGACATCAATGATGTCCGCCCCTTTCGACATGGCGTTATCATCCAGATAGTTCAGCGCATCGCCGAGCTGTTCAATATTGCGGGTAGGTATTTTGTAGAGCTGGGCGATTTTCCCCAGACTTTCTGACAGTTCATCCGCTGGCAGTTCAAAGGCTGTTGCCGCCTTTGCTGCCGTACTGGCGAAGGCCAGCAGGTCACGTTTCTGGTCTTCCCAGCTGTCGTCAGGGTTTGCGACGTTCATGCGCGCACCACCTTCAACCAGTGCAGCGAAGTCCACCGCACCGTTTTCCATCGGCAACTGTTCGCTGGCAGCCTTGATGGCATCCTGCATTTCATAAAAACGTGCAGTACGGTTTCCATTATCGTCACGCAGACCATTGACCTGCTTTGCCACACCTTTCATGGCATCTTCCATGCTGGTATAGCTTTTTACTGCCGCCATCACTGGCGTCCCCATTGCCAGCCCTGCAGCCGTGGTAGTGGCTCCGGCTCCTGCAATACGATCGCGCACCTCCAGCGAACGGGCATAACTGGCACGCGCCGCATTCATCCTGCGCTGAGCTTCACCCAGTCGCTTCAGCCGCGCCTCCTGTTTCGACAATTCCTGGTTATAACGTGATGTTTCACGGGCTAAACGGGCAGTTGCTCCCGCATCATCTTTCGCAGAAATTCCCGCCCGGTACAGTTCTGCACGCACAAGCGCCGTTTGCTTCTGCAAATATTTTTGTTGTTCTTCCAGGCGTTGGACTGCCAGCGTTTGCCGACCTAAAGCCACAAGGTGCCGTTGTGATGGTTGTTCCATCGCCTCCAGCTCAGAGCTAAGCAAATTAGCCTTCTGTCTGGCATAGTTCAGCCTGTCGCCTAACTTCTTGTTATCGGCCTGCAGCTTGCGAAATTTTTCCAGGCTGTTACCCGCCTGATTGAGTTGCTTTAATGCGTCACGGGAGTTTCTGATTGCACCAGCCAGCTCTTTCGAACTGGCCTGTGCAGTACGGAATGGGCGGGTGAGTTTGTCAACCGCATTAAGAATGACCTGCAGGCGCAGGTTGTTATCACTCATCGTTGGCCCCGCTTCTCTGAATCGCTTTATACCGCCATTCCAGCACTTCGGTCAGCGGCATAACGTCAGTAACGGATGGCGGCCAGTGAAAAATGGTGGCGATATCTGCCACCAGATCGTCAACCGTCAGGCTGTCGGTAAACCGGCAAGCACCGACTTCTTCAACAAAAAAGTGACAACCTCAACCGACATGGCGGTGAGATCTGCCGGGTCCATCTCTGCAATTTCCTGTGCAGTCAGTGCCGGGCTGGAGATGCGGGGGATCACGGTCATCATCGCGTTCACATCCATATCCATAATGGCCTGCAGGCGTGTACCGCGCAGCGCACCGGACTGCGGTTTACGCAGCACAATTTCGGTGATTTCAGTTTTACCACGCATGATGGGGGTATCCAGTTGAATGGTCTTTTCAGTCTGCTTATCGCTCATTTTGCTGTCCTGTAAATTAGGTTCTGGCGCGGCATTCCGCGCCGTTCAGATACATCAGAGGCCGAGGGCGTTGCGGTGCGCTTCCATCAGGTCCACACCGTCCACAATTTCCACCATGTTGATAAGGTCCACTTCATAGAGCACCTCACCATTGATAGTCAGCTTCGCGTAGCTGTTGGTACTGGTCACTTTAGTGGTGTTGCTTTCGCCCGTCTTCCACTCGCCGGAATCCACTTCTTTGTGACGTCCACGCACCACAAGCTCCACGGCCTGCACTTCCCCGGTATCATCACGCTGGATAGAGCCGGTAAAGCGCAACTGGATGCCATCCACCGTGGCTTTGCCCATCTGCTTAAACAGCAGCAGCTCAGTACCACCAATGGAAAATTCTGTGTCCAGAGCACTGTCATCAAGCCCCAGATCCACATCCACCGCCCCCGGCATTCCGCCGCCGCGATACTTCTCATATTTGCGGGTGAATTTCGGCAGCGTCAGCGACTCAACGATCCCCTGCCAGTTGTTCCCGTCGTTAAACAGGTTCAGGTGTTTTAATTTGCGTGGTAAAGCCATGTTGTCCCCTTACGCGCTGACCTGGCTGGAGAAATTCACCAGGTACTGATCGGTGATGCGCTGACGCAGCATCAGGTTTTCAAGTGGCGGCACTGGCGTGTAGTCGTAGTCGATGGTGAGCTTCCCGGCTTTCAGAGTATCTTTGTCGTTCACCGACTCATCCAGCCAGCAATCACCACCAATGAGATAGCCCTGACTGACCAGGCTGCGCATTTTGGCGCGGATACCTTCGATAATGTCGCGGGCCAACGACGGGTTCAGCGGTTTGTCCACCGCCCACATATGCGCTTCTGCCATTGTGTCCATAAGTACTTGCGCCGTGCGGGTGTAGTTTTCGAAGGCAAAGAGCGGGTCATCACTCAGGCAGCGGGAACCCCAGAAGCGGAAACCGTCTTTGCGGATAAGGGTGGTGACGTCGTTCTGGTTCAGCAGACCTGCATCGGTTGCCGTGTCCTGCAGATCCCAGAACACATCAGCAGAAATTCCGGTGACACCGTTAACGCCCACATTGGACAGGCTTTTGTGCCACCCAGTCTGCTCATCAATTTTTGCACGCAGACCAAGCGCACGGGCGGTGGCATATGCCGTTGCTTCGGCATTCAGCACCGTGTCCCAGCCAGTAAAGTCGGGCCAGATCAGCATTCCTTCGCGCTGGCTGAAGTTTTCACGGTAAGTGATCGCCTCCTGCACCGTCTTGCAGCCATACGCTGACAGGTAAGCAAACCCACGCAGGCTTTGCGCCACACTCAGCAACTCAGTAGCAACGGCTTTGTTATCGTGACCTGGCACGCCGAGAATGCGCGGTTTAACGCCGAGCTGTGTCTGGGCAGATAACAGGGCTTTCATGCCTGTTTTTTTACCTTCAGCAGTCACTGCGCCGATGATATTGGTCGTGGTTTCTTCTTCCGTTTCACCCTGCGGCACACGCACAACAACGGTCACGGGTTTTGCCTGGTCAGCGATGGCATCCAGCGAACGGGCCAGCGTGCCGGACTCACCCGCTTTACCGCTGGCAGTCAGCACATCAGTGATCAGCACGGGTTTATTAAGAGGAAACATTTTTGCATCGGCATCATCGCCCGTGCAGACCATACCCACGATGGCGGTGCTCACCGTGGTAATGGATCGGGTGCCTTCGTTGATTTCAACAACGCGCACCCCGTGGTGGTAATCCTGAGCCATAGCGGCGAACCTCCTGATTGGATTAGGCTTCGCCCTATGTTGAAGTGATTGTGCCCGACAAACAGCTAAGTGTAGTTGTACCGTTATTCACACAAAATGACGGTATTTGTCTGCTTTCAGGGATAATCAAAATAAAGCTGATTCAGGGAGATTCATTGCTCTTATTTGCCGGAAATTTTCGATAAATGGTAGAAACGCCTACATCAAAAATCAGTGCAATACGCTGTCTTGATTCTCCGGCCTTGAGTAAACGCCCAATCTGTGCCCACTGTTCGCTGGTCAACTTAGGACGGCGTCCACCTACTCTGCCTTTGGCACGAGCTGCAGCCAGCCCTGCCCTGGTACGTTCAACTATCAGTTCGCGTTCCATTTCAGCCAGGGCACCCATGACATGAAAAAAGAAACGGCCCATTGGGGTACTGGTATCAATACTGTCAGTCAGACTTCGGAAATTCACGCCGCGCTGGCGCAACTCTTCTATCAGCGTAACAAGATGCCGCATACTGCGTCCCAACCTGTCCAGCTTCCAGACAACCAGCGTGTCTCCTGCCGATAGTGTCCTGAGTAGTTTTTTCAGCCCCGGTCTGTCGGACTTAGTGCCACTGATTTTGTCCTCAAAAATCCGCTCACATCCCGCGCAGTTCAGTGCATTACGTTGCAAATCGGTGTTCTGGTCATTTGTTGACACGCGTACATAGCCAATAAGCATGATCAATCCCCTGAATAAAAACCGGGGATGATGCCAGTTAGCCATTATCTCTGCATTTTCATAAACGTTGGTTTGGGAGAAGCGGCAAAACGGAATATCGGTGCTGGAGCCAATCAAGTCCCCGACATGTCCTTTTTTACATCAGCAAAGGGTGATAACGGATACTTTTCCTTACCGGACGGCACTATTGTGCAATATGGAAAAGCCACAACGATAAGAAATAATGAAATTAGCCTGGTAACTTTGCCATTTTCCTTTCCCACAAAGTTCTCTCAGGTACTGATAACCCATGATGATGCCGCAACTACAAATGCAGTTGCTTTTGGCGCCGCCACTCCAAAAACTGTTTCAACATTTCAGGTTGTCGTGCAGAAACTAGATTTTAATACCGCCACTGGAGCTGTCACATTACGAACCACTGCTTCACCGTGCTACTTCCGTTATATCGCAATCGGGAGCTAATTTTATGCAAAACAAATACAGTCCATCTATGAATACGTTCTTTATGGCTGAATTTATGCGTCGTTACGAACAAGCTGGTACATTGCCTGATGATGCAATAGAGATACCCGATGAAGTATTTAAAGAATACACAGGGGAACCACCGGACGGAATGATGAGGGTTGCGGGTAGTGATGGTCTACCCGCATGGGCAGAAATTATTTACACTCAGGAACCATCGGCCAGATGATATCAGGAGCACTGGAGGTATCAATCAGTTCCAGTGCGTCCAGATAATCCAGCCACAGATTATATTGCGCCAGTTCCTCACCTTTCAGACGCCCGATTGCTGCTTTGCCGGGCCACTGCTTGCTATTCATATAATCGTTGGCCTGGTCAATTCTCGACTGCTTTTCTGAGTCAGCCACTGCAAGTTGTTCTTCATGCGTAGGTGGCGGAAGATCTACCCAGCAAGGCAACCCATCATCACCAATGCTCCGCACTTTACCTTCGGGAGCTTCTCCCATGAAAACCAGCGCATCGGCAGCATTTATATTGATGCCGTCTGACGGCCATGTGCCAGCAGTTAAATAATCATCTTGTAGTGCTACAAGATAAAAAGCATTTTCAGCCGGGCTGAATACATAGTCGACCATTAATATCCCACTCCCCATACTGCCACTGTTGAATTAGATTTCGTATATGCGCAAGCGGCTTTGAATTTGACCCGGTCAACAATCGCTGCGCTAACAAAAGGAGCTCCATTAGTCGCGTAGATCACAGAATTGACCAGCGAAGGATTGATGGAAAGGCAAGCATTAGGAAAGGCAACCGGCCATGAGTCATCAACAACGACCATATTACCGTCGGTAGATTGCGGCACTGATACCATCTTCCACTGAAGCAGTGCTGTTCGTTGTACTCCACCAATTAATACTGGAATAGTGATGTTACCTGCACTGCTGGCCAATGCTGTTGCAGCAGGCATTTTTGCCGCTTCTCCCAAACCAAGGTATGTGAGAAGACCAGCTACATCCTTTCCACTCAAATTAGTCAGCGTATTGTCCAGCGGTTGTTTACCTGCCAGTGCATTAAGCATTGTCGTGGCAAAGTTCGGGTCATTCCCCAGCGCCGCCGCCAGTTCGTTCAGTGTATCCAGTGCCGCAGGTGCAGAACCCACCATTGCCGCAATCGCCGATTTCACAAAAGCCGTAGTGGCAATCTGTGTATTGTTGACCGACTGCGCCGCCGTGGGGGCTGTTGGCGTTCCGGTGAGTGCCGGACTCGACAGTGGCGCTTTCAGTGCCAGCGCATTGTTAATGGTGGTACTGAATTTCGGATCATTGTTAATGGCTACGGCTATTTCTTTCAGCGTGTCCAGCGTGGCTGGAGCACCATTAATAAGAGCCGTCAGTGCCGCCTGAACAAACGCGGTGGTCGCAACCTGCGTGGTGTTATTCCCCGCCGCTGGCGTTGGCGCTTTGGGGGTTCCGGTAAACGTCGGACTTTCTTTGGGTGCATACTGTGAATGCGGGTCCGGTGCGGCAAGATGTTTTGCCATCAGGTCATCCACGTACACCTTCAGCTCCAGTGCCTTGTCATCCACATACTTGCGGGTTGCCAGCACTACGGCAGGGTCGATTTTCAGGGTGATATTGTCCGTGCTGCTGGTAATCAACACCATACGCACGGTCTGGGTACGCCCGCTGCCTTCAGCCAGTTGCGGCTTATAGCTTTCCGGGCAGTTGCCCACGGCAATCAATGCCCCGGACTCATCAAACAGGCCCACTTCACGTATCCACCAACCGCCCTCGTTTTCAGGGATCACCTGTTCAGCAATAATCTGGCTGCTGTTCTGCGGGTCGATATAGAGCATATTCAGCGCAGCCCGGCGTTTCTCATTTACTAATGCTGTCTGCTTTGCGTTCGGCGTTGGCAATGTTCCGCCGCCATCGCCGACCGCCATATGGGTAATTTTTAAAGGCACACCGAGCGCGGCGGCGCTGGCAAGTTTCTCCGCGCCAATATCCGTCAGCAGGGTATAAAATTTTGTGCTCATGGATTCACTCTCATTGTGTCAATAACATGGACCGCCCCGCCTTCATGCGCGGTGCCGCCAGAAATAATTGTTTCGTTGATATACGGATAGATCGTGATTTCTTCGCCAAGATAGCTGGCGGCTCCCACCCAATGCGGGCCGCTGGTCTGCAGGTTGATGGACATGCCGATCATGTGACGGCTACATGGTTTGGCATCGCTTATCAGTCGCTCAAGTTCCAGATAGGTATCTTCAGTGATGCCCTGGTCCTGCACGCCGATATCCAGGCGAAACGTGCCCGGTGTCTCTCCGGTCTGCCACCACTCAATAATGCGGATCAGAAAGCCGAACGGCTCCACCACCCGCCGCACGGCACTGGTGGTCCCTTTATGCTGATGAATATAAAAAGCATCCTTCACCACCTGGCGCTTGACGCTTTCTGTCCAGCCCTCGTCCCAGCGATCCACAGAGAACGCCCAGGCGAGATAAGGCAGGAAACTGACCGGACAGGTTGCCGGATTCCACAAGTCACGCAGCGGCACCTGCAGATCAGTAATCCCGCTGCAGGTTTGCGCCAGTCGGCGCTCCAGTGAAGTTGAACCCGGTGGCAGCAGACTATTCATCCGTTCCTCCGTTGGTTACGTGCCACTGCGTACATGATGCCGCCTGTGTTTTGTTCAGGACCACATCCGCCAGAGGAGAAGCCAGCTCCACACGCTGCACACCCTCAACATGCAGGGCGGCAAAGATGGCGCTACGGCGAATATCCCGACCAAGACGCGTCTGACTGGCGATGTACTTCTGCAGGCTGACTTTTGCCGCTGCCATTACCGGCTCTGCTTCCGGTCCCGGATAAAGAAAAATGGTGGCTTCCACTCGGTACGGGATGATTTCTGCGCTGCGAACCGTCAGACGGTCAGCCACCGGGCGGACGTTCTCACTGTTCAGGGCGTTCTCCACCACATCCAGCAAGTCTTTTTCTGCTGTTCCGTCGCCTTCGCGGCTAAGGACAGTCAGCACCACCTCTGCAGGTGCCGGACTGGTTGCACTGGCATCCGCCACCCGACCGTCGGCGCTTCGTGCATGAAACTCATAAGCGGCAGTTGGCCCCGCAACAGAAAGCCCTTCAAAGGCTGCAGGCACACGCAGGCGTAATGCTTCATCATTTTCCATCACAGCCGCAACGGGCGGTACAGCGTCATCATCAGCAGGTGTCACCGTCAGGCGTTTCACGTTGTAGTTAGCAGCGAGCTGGTCAAGATCGCCGCCCATCGCGTAAGCCACCATCACCGCCTGCGCGGCTTCGTTAATGCGCTGGCGCAGAAGCAACTCACGATAAGCGTTCTCCTGCAACAATTTGGTAACGGGTTCAGATTCCAGTTCCAGCGTGCGGATCACTGCTTCCTGCTCATCTTTCGGATGAAGCGCCACAAATTCTGCCTTGCGTTCGGCAAGCAGCGTCTCAAAGTCCGGCACATCCACAATCTGCGGCGCAGGCAACTGCGAAAGGTCAATCACTGCCATTCTCTGCTCCTGTTGATACGGAAAGGGAAACAGGCACACCGTTATTACGCCGCCCGGTCAGCGCCACCACCATTGAACCGTCAAAATGGCTGTTGATGGTGATGGAATCCAGCGTCAGCCGTGGCTCCCAGCGACTCAGCGCCACATACACTGCCGACATGACCTGCAGGCGTAACGCCGGATTTTGTGGCTGGTCTATCAGTGCCGACAGCAGGGAACCATATTCACGGCGAGCAATGCGGCTACCCTGCGGCGTCAGCAGAATGTCCCGCACCGACTGGCGCAGATGGTCAATATCAGTAATGGCTTTACCGCTGGTATTGTTCATCCCGCTATAAAGCGTCATACCGGGCCTCCGGTTGTGTCGCCGCCTTTCAGGACGCCAGTATGCTGATGCGCATCAACCTCGATCCCGTTAGAACTCATCGCTCCGCCGCCCTGGGTAACGCCACCATTGATCACCACTTCGCTGTTAATGCGCGTGCGGTCAGCCTCCAGTACAAACTCACTGGTTTTCATGGTGATGTTGTCAGCGGCCTCAATGACCATTGATTTGATGCCCCTGACATACCAGCGCCCGGTGGCGGGTTCGTATTCAAACCAGCCACCGTCAGGATGTTCTGTCACACAGGCGTCCGCCGACGTCGACGGTGGCGCGAACTGATTCGAATAGATGGCGGGTAACGCAAAGGCGGTTTCCAGATTGCCGCCCAGACTCAGCAGCACCACCTGCTCACCTTCCGATGGTCGCCACCATGTGCGGGCATTCCCGGCACGCAGCGTCAGCCAGCTGATCCAGTTAGTTTCAAGCTCGCCCGTTTTCACCCGGCAAAGCCAGTTTTCCCGGTCCACTTCGGTGACTACACCTGTGCGGATCAGGTTGGTGATAAGGCGCATGATTTCGGTTAATTGTGCGTTCATAGGGAAAGGTTGCCATCAGGGGAAGAAAGGCGGCAGTGCTGCAACTTGTATCAGTGCTGATACAAAGATCACCCCGCCAGCCATTGCAGAATCATGTCGCGGGTCATTGCCTCAACATCATCATTTACACCCAGAAGGCGACGCTCTGCGTAACGGACCTCCGGTCCTTTGCGGCTGACGCGATCACGCAGGCCATAATGGTGAACGCGGGCAATGCTCTGCACCTTACCTTCAAACTGTACGCTGGCAGAATCCGCGCTGGCGGCGGTTTTCAGGTATTTTGTGGTGCGCAGCTTTGCAAACATCTGACGTTTGATGCGCCCTTTTTTACTTCGTGCTGTTACCCGTCGCGGCTCATAGCTGCTGCCGTCAGGGTTGCGCTGCATCCTGATATTCTGCTGCTGTGTCCGGCGCAGTTCCTGCGCCAGCTGGCGCATCATGCGGCTTCTGGCGGCTGGCTCCAGATTCGCCAGCAAAGCACTCAGCCAGTCGTCCACCTTCTGCAGTTCAGCCACGTTTCACCGTCCACATTTCTTCAGGTTCATCGGGTTCCGCTACAGCTTCAACGCTCGACACACTGCCGTCAGTGCTGACCAGCACACGTTCCGTCAGTTGCAGGTTCAGGCTGATATCACAGACATCGTTGCGCAGAATATCCACCTCAAAGGTGAATAGTTTTTCCCGTAACGCCGGGTTATTGATGGCATCGGGCTGGTTATCCCTCAGCCACAGCAAAACCGGGGCCATCAGCAGATTCTGGTCGCCGCTGAAATCCTCAATCACCGCGTTCAGGGTGTAACGGTACTCCCACGACATGGAGCTGGCCCCCGTGGCAACCAGCGAACCGTTATCCACAAACAGATGCAGTTTGTCCGGGTTATTGCGGACATAAGGCACCGCTTTATTGAGGGCGTGGCGCAGGGATTGTGGTTTGTTCACTGTTTCGCTCCTGACACGCAATAATCATGTCCACTTTGTCTGCACAGACCGCCCAGGCGGCCTCCGTTTCATCCAGCAACGCGTCCAGATCACCGTTAGTGCGCGGCGTTGCCTGCTCCAGCCGACACGGCGTCACTCGCGGACAACCACTGACGGTAAGCTGCACCTCCGGTGAGTGTCGGACGTTCCCGCAGCCGGATAATGTCAGCAGGCAAAGGAGTATCAGCCCAGCGGCGTAAATCCTCGTTCTCACGTTTCAGCTCCTCGATCCGGTGTTGTCGTTGTCTCAGCAGCGCGCTGGTCTGTTCTGCTTCGGCATAGAGCCGCGCCTGCTCCCGGTTATTGGTTTCAGTCAGAATGGACAGGCTAATAAGCTGGCTGTTGCTCTTTGCCAGTGCCTGGCTTTTGCTCTGCAGCTCGTCTGACTGCGTGCTGATGGTCTGGCTGGCATCAGCCAGCCGCCACGTCTGCCAGCCCAGCGCCGCCAGTAATAACGCCAGCACAACCAGCAGCAACCGGTTCATGCTGCTACCTGTTGCGCCATCTGATTACGGGTGATCCAGAAGGCAATAACGGTCAGCAGATAAAAGACCAGGGTAATAGCCCACCCCGTCCAGGCGAGACTTACGACAATCAGCAATCGCATCACCCAACTGATAAATACGTTTTCTTTTCGGGTAATTGTCTTCAGCAAAGATGCCCTTAACTCCTGCCAGAGCGGGCTATTCTTAATTAACGCAGCCAGTGCTACCGGAATTACCGCCCATGTCAGCAAACAGGCTACCCAAACGCCGGACGCTGCCAGTACCGGAAAAATCCCCTGCGGATACACCATTGCTGCGATTAACAACGCCATCCATAACATCAGAAACAGTCCGCTGATTAATTTCTTTTTCATTTCAGTTTGCTCCCTGTAAACACCAGGCCATCTCCCGCGCACGGCGGTTATCCAGCCCCTGATTAAACACACCTTTTACATAAACCCAGCGCGGCAACTGTCGGCACGCATCCGCCCAGCGCCGCTGATTGAGCAATTTCACCAGCGTGGAGCTGCAGGCATTGCCTGTCCCCACGTTGAAGGCAAACGACACCACCGAGTCATACACCTTTTGTGGCGGCTGTTGCTTCACACATCTTTCCAGCGCCCGCTCCACACGCAGCACGTTGGAGATAAGCCCTTCTGCTGCCTGTCGTTCCGTAATGGTTTTGCCGGGAATGACGCCCGACGTATTACCAATGCCGTCAGTCCATACACCCGCGCTGCACTGATACGGCTGCAGACGACAGCCTTCGTAATCGGCAATCAGTTTCAGTCCTTCCACGGAGGTGTGAAGCTGCTGAAAACCCGGCAGCGTGGCAGCAATAGCCAGCACGGTCCCGACAAGGCAGCGTTTAACGATTGATGGATTCATAGTCCTCCCGCGTGATCTGCCCGTCGCGCAGAAGCTGGTAGGCTTTGTGTTTGTAGTACCAGTTGATAGCCAGCATCAGCACACCGATCATCAGGCCGCCCAGCGTTGAGGCATCCTTGATGGACAAATCGCCCAGCCAGGCCAGCACGACGGCGATGCAATACGTGATAAAGGCGCTGATTCGCTCAAGCGTCATAATTCAGTCCCATAGCTGGACGGTCTGCACGGTGGTGGTTGTCGGAATGTCCGGCAGCTCCACCTGCAGCCCGTGAGGTAAAAAGGGGCCATATTCGGCAAGCCCCGGATTTGCCTTCAGTACCTGCTCCGTGACACCCTGCGTGCGCCCGTAATGACGCCAGCAAAGCGCGTCCACCGTGTCATACTGATGCGCACGCACTTTCATCAGATAAGCTCCACTGTGCAGTGCGGCGCGTCCTGTACCCGGCTGATGGCCCAGCGGGCGTCACGCCATAAATCACCGCTGGCTTCCGCCAGTTCCTCGCCCCGCTTCACACCGGATGCCGTGGCGTCATAGTCCTGGTAACGTTCGTTGAGCATGGCGCGTGCCCAGCAGTAAACCGCGTTGAAATAGTGCTGAATGCGCTCACTTTTGCCGTCCAGCTGTTCCGCCGGAACCTCTGCCAGCGAGGCATACCCCAGCATCTGCTGGCGTCTGCGAAACTCATACAGCTCTGCGTTGACCTCCGAAATTGCCGACAGCGCAACCTGCTTTAAACGCGGCTGCGTCACCGTGCCGTCAGTGCGCATGACACTGCGAAACTCCGACAGGTCCACATCAGGCCAGAACGGCGTATTTCTGATGATTTCCGCCTGTTCCGGTGCCTGTTCTGGCGCAACAAACTTCATGCTGCTTTCTCCTGAAATAGAGGGCGGTGGACGGGGTTTTGATGTGGCAGTGCCTTTCGCCACCCCGTGCCGCCCGTGCGCGGGGGCACGTTCTGTCAGCGGCTGTCATTGCGCAGTCTGCGCTCCAGCTGCTGTTTGTCTTTTTTCACGCCACAGCGGGGATCGAGCTGTAACGCATGGTTGAGATGATTAAGGGCAGACGCCGGATTGCTTTCACTCAGGACCGCGCCAATCGCTTTATGCAGACGCGCCCGTGACTGGTCCGGCATATCCAGACCGTCTGTCAGCTCCAGCGTCTGCAGCAACAGATCGGCATCAAAGCCGGTGGTGGCAAGCATTGCGCTCTGCGCGGCGTCTGCCATTTCCTCTGCCAGCACGGTCTGCACGTTGCGGTTACCCAGCGGCATCACCCAGCCATGACGCAGGGCATGACGCCCGATCTCCAGCGCTCCGGCATAATCTCCGGCATCAATGCGCCACAGCATCACGTACATCAGCACGTCATCCTGTTGAGCGCCTCCGGCAGCCAGGACACCCTCTGCCCAGGCGGCGTACTTCGGCAGCAGCTCCACCTTGATTTCCGCTTTTTTGACCGTGGACTGAACGCCCTTGAGACGGCGGCGGTCTTCCGCCAGTTGCAGCAGCATCAGGTCATAGCCCGATGCGTGGCGAACACTGCCGCCCTCGCGGGCGGCCTGTTCAGCCTGAACGCGCAGGCGATGCTGCCGTGCGGGACTCAGGCTCATGGATTACGCTCCGGTTTCGGCTGCGGCGGCGCTGAAATCACCAATCTGGATGTTTTCCACCAGTGCGGCGCAGCGGTAGTCCTCAACCACATAGGCTTCGTTAACGGATTCAAAGTTTTCAATCCGGTCACGTTTCGGGTTGTCGATAACTGAACGGCGGCGGGTGTCTTCCTGCCAGTAGATGGACAGGTTATCCAGACGGGTGATCAGCAGCGCATTCGGCGGGAAGAACGGCGCACGCACGGCCTGCAGGCCACCCATGCGTTTCTGACTGATGATCATATCGGCAGCCAGTTTTTCACTGTTTTCCTGCTCTTTGTTGACCAGCGGGAAATACTTGTCAGACAGCAGTTCACGACCGCAAATCACCACCAGATCGTCATCGTCCTGATAGACCACATCGATAAGCTCATTAACGGCATCCATCACCACGGCGTCCAGGTTGGCATATTCGCCACCTTTCCCGACTTTCACCGCACCCGGTGTGGTTTCACCGCCCGTGGTGGTGCTGCCCATGACGTGATCCGGTGCATCCTCACGGATTTTCTGCAACCAGCCTTTATTCACATCCTGCAGTAACGGGTTTTCGCTACGGTTGGAGGTTTTCGCACGCTTCACGCCGTTAAAGCCGATCATGATGCGGTCCAGTGCCTGACGTTTCACGATGGCGTCACGGATACGCACCTGAAAATCCTGAAACTTCGCCCACAGGTCCAGCTTCGCGTAGGTCAGTACCGTGTCAAAGTTGGTCTGCTCGCATTTATATTCCACATCGACCATCAGCGTCGGATCGACAGGTTCACGCTCTTTCGCGGTAGTATCAGTGGTTCCGGCAATGGTGCTGCCAACTCCCAACCCCAGCAGCTGACCGGACTGCTCAGTCACTGGCGTGACGTTAATCAGCGTCAGGAAAGCGGCGGACTGCTGGATCTGGTCTTCCAATGTCTGCTGCACGGACGGCTCTACGGTGAACTTGCTGGACAGTTCTTCAACTGCCACACCGTTCAGACGCGCCAGTTGCTGCAGGTAAGCGTTAAAAGCAAAGCGGGTATTCTTCTTCATCAGGTTTTGTGCTCCATCAGCAATTGGTCAGAGTGTCAGCGGGGGCGTTACCGCCTGTTGCACGCTGGCGGTAGTCCTGGCGGCTGTCTTCATGGCTCAGCTTGTCCACCAGTTCGTTAAAGGCGGTCTGCTGTGCCTGCAGGGCAGTCTCCAGCTCAGACAGGCGTTCTTCCTGCTCAGACAGGGATTTTTCGGTGCGCGCACTCAGGTTCTGCTGCTCAGTGGCGACCAGTTCCACGGCCTTATGCACATCAGAGAACCGGGCGTCATCGGACTGCTCTTTTTTGGTGAACAGCGCCGTGACACGGGCAAACAGGGACGGCTTGTCCTCCTGGATTTCTTCCAGTTCGATCACCGTTTCCTCTGCGGCGGTAAAGAGATTGGCGGGATTCTGCTTGCGGTTTGCCAGCGGGTTATGGGCTGCACTGGCGCTGAATGTCAGCATTTCCGTACCCAGACTGGCGGGATCATCAGTGGCAGCCAGACCGACCAGATAGGCTTTGCCCGTATCAGCAAACTTCGGGCTGACTTCCATAGAGGTGAATAATTTCTGGCCTTTTTTCACCAGTTCCACCAGAGATTCCGTTGGCTCAACGTCGGCATACAGCGCCATCTTGCCTGCCAGCGGACCTTCCGTGATTTCTTCAGCAAACAGCGCCGTCACCTTGCCGTAGCGGTTAAAGGTGCTGTCCGGCAGATAAGACTTGATGTGCTCAAGGTTAATCAGCGCGGTATACACCGCCGGGTTGTAGCTGGCTGCCATCTGTTCCAGCCATTCACGCTGGATTTCGCGTCCGTCGGTGGTGGCACCTTCCACCCCGATGCGAAAACGCTTTGCTTTCACTGTCATGAGCCGTGCTCCGTTAGAAAAAACTTACTGGAGCCTTATGGTTGCGGTGATGGGGGCAGTGAAACAATGCTCGGTATTTGTACCGATAACCACACAAACCGCAGGCGGGGAAAGCCTTCATTCAAGGCTGTAGGTTTGTGCCATGAACACCACACTGACCCCCGCAGATCTCGATCCCCGTAGGCAGGCCATGCTGCTGTACTTTCAGGGATACCGCGTAGCCCGCATTGCTGAAATGCTGGGCGAGAAAGTTGCAACCGTTCACAGCTGGAAGAAACGCGACAAGTGGGGTGACTATGGGCCGCTGGATCAGATGCAGCTCACCACCGCCGCCCGCTACTGCCAGCTCATTATGAAGGAGCACAAAGAAGGGAAAGATTTCAAAGAGATTGACCTGCTGGCGCGCCAGTCGGAGCGCCATGCACGGATCGGCAAGTTTAACAATGGCGGCAACGAAGCCGACTTAAACCCTAACGTCGCCAACCGCAACAAAGGCCCGCGTCGTCAGCCGGAAAAGAACGTTTTCACCGATGAACAGATTGAGAAGCTGGAAGAAATCTTCCATTCCTCCATGTTCAACTACCAGCGCCACTGGTGGGAAGCCGGAAAAACCAACCGCATCCGCAACCTGCTGAAGTCACGCCAGATCGGCGCGACCTTTTACTTTGCCCGTGAAGCCCTGATTGACGCCCTGCTTACTGGACGTAACCAGATTTTCCTTTCTGCCAGTAAGGCACAGGCTCACGTCTTTAAGCAGTACATCATCGACTTCGCCAAAGAAGTGGAGGTGGAGCTGAAAGGCGATCCGATGGTGCTTCCCAACGGGGCCACACTGTATTTCCTCGGCACCAATGCCCGCACGGCCCAGAGTTACCACGGCAACCTTTATCTGGATGAATATTTCTGGATACCGAAATTCCAGGAGCTGCGCAAAGTGGCTTCCGGTATGGCTATTCACAAGAAATGGCGACAGACCTATTTTTCCACGCCATCCAGCCTGACCCACAGTGCTTATCCGTTCTGGTCCGGTGCTCTGTTCAACCGTGGGCGCAACAAAGCCGACAAGGTGGACATCGACCTGTCCCACAGCAATCTGGCTCCCGGCCTGCTGTGTGCAGACGGGCAATACCGCCAGATAGTCACCGTGGAAGATGCGGTGCGCGGCGGCTGTAACCTGTTCGACCTTGACCAGTTACGTATGGAATACAGCCCGGACGAATACCAGAACCTGCTGATGTGTGAGTTCGTGGACGATCTCGCGTCCGTGTTCCCGCTCAGCGAGCTGCAGGCGTGCATGGTGGACAGCTGGGAAGTCTGGACCGACTTTCATGCACTGGCGCTGCGCCCGTTTGGCTGGCGCGAAGTGTGGATCGGTTATGACCCGGCAAAAGGTACGCAGAACGGCGACAGTGCCGGATGCGTGGTGGTGGCACCGCCAGCCGTGCCGGGTGGTAAGTTCCGCATTCTTGAGCGTCACCAGTGGCGCGGGATGGACTTCCGCGCCCAGGCTGACGCCATCAAAAAACTGACCGAGCAGTACAACGTGACCTACATCGGCATCGACTCGACAGGTGTCGGCCACGGGGTTTACGAGAACGTGAAAGCGTTTTTTCCAGCCGTCCGGGAGTTTGTCTACAACCCCAACGTTAAAAACGCCCTGGTACTCAAGGCCTACGACATTATCAGTCACCGTCGTCTGGAGTTTGACGCCGGACACACCGACATAGCGCAGTCATTTATGGCAATCCGTCGTGCCACCACCGCCAGCGGCAACCGCCCGACCTATGAAGCCAGCCGCAGCGAAGAAGCCAGCCATGCCGATCTGGCCTGGGCAACAATGCACGCACTGTTTAACGAACCGCTGCAGGGCGAGTCCGCCAATACCAGCAATATTGTGGAGATTTTTTGATGGGAAAGAGTAAGAAGAACCGCGCTGCGTCGACGAAACAGATCCAGCATAAAAGCCAGACTTCAGCTGAAGCATTCAGCTTCGGTGATCCCGTTCCTGTTCTGGACCGCCGCGAACTGCTGGACTATGTGGAATGCGTACAGATGGATCGTTGGTATGAGCCGCCTGTGAGTTTCGACGGACTGGCGCGAACCTTCCGCGCCGCCGTGCATCACAGCTCACCGATTGCAGTGAAGTGCAACATTCTGACCAGCACCTACATCCCTCACCCGCTGCTCAGCCAGCAGGCTTTTTCGCGCTTTGTGCAGGACTATCTGGTTTTTGGTAACGCCTACCTGGAGAAACGCACGAACCGCTTCGGTGAAGTTATCGCCCTTGAGCCTGCTCTGGCAAAATACACCCGACGCGGGTTAGACCTGGATACCTACTGGTTTGTGCAATACGGTATGACAACCCAGCCGTATCAGTTCACGAAAGGCAGCATTTTTCATCTGATGGAACCGGACATCAACCAGGAGATCTACGGCCTGCCCGGTTATCTTTCTGCCATTCCGTCAGCCCTGCTCAACGAGTCCGCCACGCTGTTCCGCCGTAAGTATTACATCAACGGCAGCCATGCAGGCTTCATCATGTACATGACCGATGCCGCGCAGAACCAGGAGGACGTGAACAACCTCCGCAATGCGATGAAAAGCGCCAAAGGCCCTGGCAACTTCCGCAACCTGTTTATGTACTCGCCTAACGGCAAAAAGGACGGGCTTCAGATTATTCCTCTGTCAGAAGTCGCGGCAAAGGATGAATTTTTGAATATCAAGAACGTGAGCCGGGATGACATGATGGCAGCACACCGAGTGCCGCCGCAAATGATGGGGATAATGCCGAATAATGTTGGGGGATTTGGGGATGTGGAGAAGGCTAGTAAGGTTTTTATGCGTAATGAATTGATACCGCTACAAAACAGAATAGAAGAACTCAATAAATGGCTCAAAGATGACATAATAAAATTCATGCCATACAGTTTCATATAAAACTAAGGGCCGAATACCTCGGCCCTCTACATTAAGATTTATGGCTAAAGAGTATACCTGTAACAGAACGTTGATAGGCATCAAGCTTCTCTTGCCTCTGCTTAAATTTAGATTTGATATCACTAATACTCGGAATACCTATTACTCCAAGGCCTGCACTTAACGCCGCTAAAGTAGTATTGCCAGTCAGCGCTCCAGCAATTGCTATAGCACCATTTGCGATACATGGTAGGACATCCAGTCCGTAAATTCTCAATTTCTCTTTTTGGGCTTTTGCAAGAATCCTTTGATGTTCAATAAAAGCCCGGTCTACATTATCAATTACTTTTTGCGTTGTCCTCGAAAAGCTCTCTGCCGAAGAATTGATTAAAGAGTCAACACCATTTGATAAGATGGATCTTACATCCTCCATCAATTTGTTACGTCTCAACTCAATTATTTTATTGACCGGTACATTTCCTAACCATGAAAAACCATCTTGCATACCAGCAGATAACGCATGAACCATATGCAAATTTTTTAGTTCAATATCATTGACATCAAAATTAAGAGATTCGTACTCAATAAGCCAAGTATAATAGAGCCAAGATGTGTCTGCATTTATATATGGAGTACTACCAAGTTCTTGTGCATTACATTTTGCTGAATAGGCTTGCGGCATTCTTCCAATGCAGGAAAGGAAAACCTCCATTCCAGCATGATCACCAACAACATTACGTGATATTCTTTTTTTATCAGATAGTAGTTTTTCTAATTGAGTTTTTGGATTTAGCCCCCATGCTGTATCAAAAATAAGTCTATCTGCTCTCTTAATATTTTTAAGAACAGCATCAATATCATTCATCGAATAACTAAAATCTTGAAATTCATCGTAGCTTTCGAACCGTCGATCATAGAGATATTGCGCATGAGTCAGAGCATAAGGCTCACAAAAACTCATCAAATTTTTTTTGCTCTCAGTTTCAAAATCTCTTCTATCCGGCAAAATTAATACTATTGCTGGCTCTATATCTTCAAGCGCTACTTCTTTATATGTCATACATGTTAGGACATGCTTCAGAAGTATCCTTGTAAACTCAGCCTTATCTGACTTTTCATAGAGACGACCGACTCTTAATATAGGACATGGAAGTGAAATAGTATCAACATACAACCCTGCAATAGAGACAGCATTCTCATCAAATGCAGGAAATAAGTCACCAGAAAAATTAGCTTTAAACTGAGAACCATCCTGCAAATGTATTACACCAATATCGGATGTTACCTGCCAAAACTCTATTACCTGATTATATAACTCAGGAAAAATATCTTCTATTTGCTTAACATATTCTTCTTGTTGAGAAAAAAAACTTGATGCTTTATGTGGCGTTGCATTAGTTTTTTTCATCAGATAAAACAACTCGCCAAAATTACTAAAAAGAATATTAAAGTAAGAACTTTGCAAGTCCTGAATAGAGTATTTGTTTTTTATATCTTCTCTTTCTAAAAAGTGATTAACCGCTGCTCCCATAGCCCTTATTCTGCCATCAACAGTAGAAGGGTCAACTTTACCATCCTGTCGCAGCCTTATTCTTTTAAAACTTTCAATAAAACCTTCTACAAGATGATGAGCTATTTTTAGTTTTCCCGCTTCCAGTTGTTGCTTAATGAGAAAAACACGCTCAGTTAAATCGTCTACATATTCCTCATCTTGATATTTTTCCATAAACGCTCCATTAAAATATTTAATAATGCATATAAGAATAGTTAATAATATTTACAGTAACTATATCACATTAGATCCAGATTGTTACACTGTTGCGCGCGCTCGTATCCCCGCCACGCCTGCCCGCTTTATGTAGTGGTTTTCATGCACCTGCATGCTCTACGCAAAAGCCCGCCAGTTCTGGTGGGCCTTAGCAATAACGATCCTCAAACGATCATGCAATCTCATGCAGTATAGGCATGCACAACAACTTACCTTAAGAAAAAACATCTGATATGCCCAACTGTTTCGTCTCTTTTCCAGTAGCTTGCTATGGCTTATCTTTAATGCAACTGTAATCGTGTATGAAGATACAATCCCTACCAATCATAAAAATGAGGAACACAAAGAATGACTGTGCACAAGCTCTCTGGTGCGTTTTTCCACGATATGCAGGTTGAGTGGCCCTGCCCTAACTGCAATCAGAAAACCCTACAGATCATTAAAGAAAGTTTCGTCTCGTATGACACACATGATACCCGAAAATTCCGCAGTGAAGATTGGTTTGAACCAGAAATGGATTCATCTATTTTCAGTTGCATGGCCCGCTGTTCAAGAATGCAATGTGGTGAAGTTGTGGCCTGTACTGGTAAGAGTGGATGGGAACAAGGTTGGGATGAAGAAAGAAATGATATTGAGTACTATCAATGGCACAGACCTTTCACCTTTTACCCATCACTGCATCCTTTCGAAATACCTGAAAAATGCCCAGAAGAAATTACCGAACCGCTTGAAGCCTCATTTTCCATTTTCCTAATACAGCCTGGCGCAGCAGCAAACCTAATTCGAATTTCAGTTGAAAGAATGCTAACCGCTATGGATGTAGCTGAACGTAATGATAATGGCAAACGCATAACTCTACACCACCGTTTAGGGATGCTACCTGAATTATACGGATCGTTTTCAAGACCTCTTATGGCAATTAAATTTTTAGGAAATGCCGGAAGCCATACCTACGATGAAGTAAAAGTCAAAGACATTGAGGATGCTTTTGAGATTATGGAGTACGTCGTCAATGACTTGTTCTCCGGTCGCAAAGAATCTGTCGAAGTATTGACGAAACGATTAAGTGAAAAATTCAAAGAAAACTGATCAAGATACAGGTGGTTCACTTTTACGGGCAAAATAACCGCTTTACTTTTGAACCACCTAACACCTCGCTACAATCGTTGTTCAGCCTTGCAGATGGTAAAAGCTAGTTTTATCATCCGCAACGTTCTCTAATGCAGCCAGCTGTCGTCTTCCCACACCTTCTGCATAATTTTCATCACTTGTTTTCTTTCTTCGTCCAGTTGCAGTCCGGTCAGTTCCACACCGTTAGAGCTACCTTTGCGGATACGAATTACCGTTTTTGGATACAGGGGGCGCAGATTGCGGTAAAGCTCGGATTCAAGGGCATCCAGGATAGACTGGCTAATCTTCTGCTCTTTATCGATCATTATTTCAATGCGCATAAAAGTCACCTCAACTGATGACATCCATTGAGCGGTTGTATTCGTGGGTTCTGATTTTTGCCATGAGTTCATCTGTTAGTTCAGAAACCCACTGCAAAGCCAGCCCCTTCTCTTCATCACTACACTCACTAGCCGCTACAAGCTTAAGAAAAAAATCAATGCGCTGGAGCTTCAAAGACTCCAAAAAATAGTCCTGCATTTTTCCTCCTATGACACCACAAGCAATACTGTATGCATAACCACTGTTTATATTTACAGTATATAATAATCTTACTGATGTAAAACGTTTTTTACGTTCATCAGCCTGATATGCCTGGTATTATTAAGAGCACGAATTGTTAATCAGCGTAATTAATACATGTTCCGCCATTTATCATCCTCCTGCAGACGCTGGTTCCGATAGAAGATACGCAGGCCTGCTCCTGACGGAATACTGCCACCGCGAAGGAGCAACTCGACCTCTTTCTCGCTGCCATCAAATCCTCTGGACTTCAGTTCATAGACAAGCTGCTGTCGCTGATGGTCTGTAATTCGCTGTTTGTAGTCTTTACGCCGTTTCGGTTTCACCAGGCGTAACCTTGCTGCCAGTTCCCGGCGATCTTTTTTGCTCATACTGTGCAGATAATCGTGCAACTCCTTGTCATCCATGCAGGTAATGTCCGTTCTGGTGTCCCCATCAGCTGATTTATCTTTCTCCTGCTGGTTCAAATTTTCAGCAAGGGGACAGTTATTGCCACGAGTCCAAGGGGCGCAAGCGCCCTGGTCGGCTGCCGCCTCCTGAATGTCAACGGCCTTACGAACCATTTTCCACTTCACCGCATGAGTGCAGATCTTGCCCTCTGCAATGGGTGACCAGATGCCATAAATACGAATGCCGTGATCGCCATAGGCGGTCGGCTCTTCGTTGATTTCATAAGCAGTTCTGATGAGGTGATATTTGCGGGGAACCAGTACGCCGCCCTGCTTCATGATGTAGGTAGCAAAACAACCAGCATCAGCAGCAGCCAGGATTGCATCAAGGCGCGGGTTATCCAGTACCGGCGCACCTGCTTTTTTGTCCCCCTGTTGCCTTGCAACCTGACCAGCCAGCAATCGCAGTTCACGGTAAGCCTGACGCCCCGGAATGCCAAAGAAGCGGAATTGCTGAACACGATGCAGAGACGCCCAGGCATTAACGTATTCAGCGTTATCACGCAGGGATTTACCCGTTTCCTTGCTGATCTCGCCAGCCAGACCACGCCCGTCAATGTTCTTACTGATGTATTTCGCGATGTAGCTTGTTGGCGTACCTTTGCGCGGGTTTATCAGCTCAGACTTAAAGCGTGGTCCCGTGTTATTACCCAGCTCCTCGCGGTCTTCACGAATGGCAAACTTACGCAACAAAGCAGTAATGGCACGGCGATCTTTTTTGCGCATAAAACACAACAGGTGCCAGTGAACTGTACCGTCATGATGCGGCTCAGCTACCCGCACGCCATACCAGCGCAATCCGGCTTTGTGCATCGCCTTACGAAATGCAGCAAACATGCCGACCAGATAATCACTGCTTTGTCTTACCGTCGCATTTGTCCATGTCGGGTTTGGTCTGCCGTTATTGAGCGTGGAATGGAAACGTGACGGACAGGTGATGGTGTAGAAAACGGCGCAGTCACCGCGCATTTCCGCGATAAGTTCCAGACCTTTAACACAGGCCATCATCTCATTGCGGCGGTGCGCCGGGTTGCTGCTGCTGGCGTTTACCACATCTTCCATATCCAGCGTGTCGCCGTCTTCGTTCACCAGTTCATGAGAACGGAAAAACTCCAGCGACTTACGGCGCTGCTCACGTTTATGCATCACGGCTTCATAGCTGACATAGGGGGATGCTTTTTTGCTGACCAGGCAGACAGCACGCAACTGCTCTTCCCGCCATTCGCAACGCATCTTCCATAATTTCCGATACCACCAGTCGGCACACAACATACGCGCCAGCGAACCCGGAATGAGTTCATAGGGCACGGGTTTACGGCGGTTTCTTTTCCGACGGAGTTGCTCAAACGCAGGCGGAATAACATCCAGACGCAGGGTTTCCGCTGCCACCTTTTCCCATGTTTTGCGGATTTCTTCTGGCTTAACGTCATCGGTGGCATACAAATCACCACAAGCGGCATCAAGGCACATGCTCATATGCGCAGCGACAAGGGTAGACAGGCGCTTCACCTGATCCTGACTCATTTCAGGCAGGATAAGCAGGCCATCCAGCCCTTCATGACTTGCCATAAAGCGAAAAGAAGTGGATAGCTGACAGTCGCGGACATGCTCCAGTCGTTCCAGACATGGCTTAATCGTCTCACGCAAATAGCGGGAATAAGCCTTTGGCCTGCCCAGGCTGCTGAAATATTCAATACGTTGCATCAGCGGCTTGCTGATATGGGAAGGCTGGGCGTTGACGTCAGCCAGAATGACCATGTCTGGATTAAAACGCTGCTGCTCATGCGCCAGCTTTGCCCGGCTAATGAGCTTATCCTGCTCCATTTCGTGCTGGACAGGATCACGGGATTCATTAAAGAAATAACGCTCCCAGACCTGATCACTCAGTGCCTCGCGGCGCAGTTGTTCCTGCTCGTTATCGGCAGCGTACAGAGTGATCAGGTTTGAAAGTGCAGAAACCGGCGCAACTTCCGCCGGGTCCAGATAAGGGTTAATGGCCTTTTTCGGGCTGTTCCATGAGAATGCTGCGGCGACCTCGTTAAAGCCGCTGCAGTTGTTCATATCAGCATGGCTCATGCACGCACTCCGTACACGGCGGAACAATCCACGCCACGCGAAGGATCAAATCCTACCCAGCAGCGCGGCCCGGAAACAGCAATGATTTCTGTTGCAGATTTACTCTCACCAGCTGCCACGCCGATGCTGCGTTTTGCCTTGATGTAGTGGTGAGTAAAATTGCGATACAGCGAACGGATCAGGGATGTGTCACTGTTAGAAATAATGACCGGATATCCTTCTGATGACCGATGTTCAAGAACGGATGCCAGGTGATACTGGTCATCTTCAGTGAAACCATCAGTGTGATAGCCGGAAAACGTACCGTCATAAGGCGGATCGCAATACACCACATCCCCCGCGTGCAACATCGCCAGCGTTTCATCGAAGCTGGCGCAGATAAACGTTGCCCGCTGGGCTTTTACTGCAAATGCACGAATTTCTTTTTCAGGAAAATACGGATTTTTATAATTACCGTAGGGAATGTTGAAATGCCCGCTCTTGTTATAGCGACATAAACCACGGTAACCGTGACGATTGAGATACAGGAAATATATTGCTTTCATGAAATCAGTAATTTCAGTTGAGTAATTAAACTCCTGCCTTATGTTGTAATAATCCATCTCCCTATTTGCGTTCTCAAATAAAACTCTGGCGCGAGATATAAACGATTCACAATCAGCAGCAACCTTTTTATAGAGGTTGATTAAATCAGGATTAATATCCGCGACAAGATAGCTGGGGTACTCCGTCTCCATCATCACTGCACAGGAACCCGCGAAAGGTTCAACCAGTCGCGGGCCAGCAGGAAGATGTTTTTTCAGTTCGGACATAATGGCGGTTTTATTTCCCGCCCATTTCAGGATGGTGCTCATACAGCACCTCCGTTGTAATGTTTGCCTTTCAGCTCTGCGATTTCCTGGCAGGTAATGCAAAGCTGCACTCCCGGAATGGCGCGGCGTCGTGCTGGCGGAATTGGCGCTTCACATTCAATACAAAGCACGCGAGACACGCCCGGTGTTTTGGCACGGGCAGCACGAATATGGCGCTGGAGTTCTTCTTCAACGCGCTGCTGTACGAGATCCATTGCATCAGCCATCAGTGGATCTCCTGCGCTTCGTTCTGGATTGCTTCAGCGGTCACACGCAGCAGTTCTGCTGCTTCGACGTGGTTTAGCTGGCGAGATGTGATATGACACGCCAGGCTATCAAGGCGAGCAGCCATTGCTTCAGCCCTTGCCCGGCGCTCTTCCAGACGAGCCTCTGTCAGTAAAATATTAAGCCCTGCGTCATCCGGTCCGGTTTTGGTCGTGAGGGTTTCAATATTACGCATAATCAATTCTCCTGAATTTAGATAAAGGGATGCCCGGCGGGTTTACGCCATTAATTTCATTAGTTGGTTAATTCGGCATGGTTAGCCGTCTGGGAAATAAGCTCACCACTGCACGAAAATGATTCATTGCTTTAATCAACTCCCGCTTTTCGTCAGTGGTCAGCTCATTAATGCTGATGCTATGACGTTCAGCTGGAATTTTTGCCATAAAGAATATGGCAGCCAGTGCTCGTTTATTTTGTTCGTTATTGATATCCCGTGGATCACGCATATCTTTTATAAACCGCTCAAGCTCTGACTCAATATTCAAGCCAAATACTTTCGCCCTTAACTCCGCAATGTGATTAAGTCCATTCAGGCGTTCACCGGGGCTTAATGGAACAGTCGCCGCAGCGCCATTAATTGCCATAATTCATATCCCCAAAACGCAACTATCGTTCTTTGTTCTTACGGTAACGCTCAAGGGGAGATACATTTTTTCGTACCGTCTCTTTAACCTGCTCTCCCCGTAAAAACGTCCCATCCTTTAGCGTGAAAAAGTAACTGCCATCGCCCGACAACGACGGATAACAACAGAGCAAATCATCTTCAGGTACTGAATAACTCTCCCCTCTGTAACGAAACTGATAAACCACTTCACTTTCTGCCGCATACATTTGGACTTTCTCCGTTTCCTCGTGGTCAATTCAGACAGCAATTCATCTTGTGAATAACATGGATGCCAGCGTTTACCATCCTCACCCATGATCCAGCCGTGACCGTAGTGCATTGCCGGGCTTTGTTTTACCAGCAACGATGCAAATGATTGTGCCGGGAATTTTTCTACACGCCCGGCGCGTGCCTCAGTGGTAGACTATTTGTGCTAACAATCATCTACCCCTCAAAGGAGAAAACTGATGTCAGAAACAGACAACTTTCATGTACTCCCTCGCCCGGCTCCAGCACCTCAGCCTGAACCGGGGCAAGAGAAGAAATAGGAATCCGGCATGACTAAACAAAGCTCCGAATACTTCCAATTGCACTACTGTTATTACCTTGAACTAATGACAGCAACGTTCCATGGTCGAGCTGATAAATTAATGACAGCAATCCAACTTATAAGCGGAACAGCTGTATTTGCTAATACAGGTCTGGAATGGTTGTTCGCTTTTCCTGTTGTTGTAATCGCAACAATCCAACTTGTATGGCAACCAGCTATTATTGCGGAACGAGCAAGCGTACAAAGCCGACAATATGGTGAGTTGCTTTACGCCGAGGATGAATTGTCTCCACAGTTCATTGCACAAAAATTGAAAGCTTTGCATCACTCTGACTCCACAACATTCGGATCTTTGTTAAACCCAGCCTACAAAAGAGCTGCTATTGCCTGTGGTCGGGTTGACGATGTAAACCTCAGCTTCCAAGAAAAACTTTTCGCTTGGTTCGCAGGTTGTTTGCCGCGTTAACCATAAATCTTTGTAGGAATCGCTTTTTATTTCTTCCCCGGTAAGCCTGTTGCCGGGGTTGTAATTCAAAACTTGGATGCCACTTTTTCCCACAAGGTAAATAAATCCAGCCGTGACCGTAATGCATTGCCGGGCTTTGTTTTACCAGCAGCGATGCAAATGATGGTTCTTTCGTCAGCATAAGCACCTCACAGCAAACCAAATGAAGCACCGAGGCCAGTCACGGTATCAACTGCACTCGCCATCGCAGGGTTAGCCTGTAAACGGGCCTGCAATGAAACAGCAGCCAACGCCATCAGTCGTGTTACAGAGTTAATGCTGCTGATAGCATCACGACGGCCTGCACTGGTTTTTACATCGCCAGATACCGCGCCTGCAGCTACACGCCCGATCTCTGCTGTTGCACTCATGACGTAATGCGGCAGTTTCTCTTTTGCCACCTCATTAATCGGAACACATGGCAGGCAGTGAATCTGTGCCAGAAAACCATCTACCAGTGTTGAGTCTTCTGTCAGATCAGTAAGCAACCAAATTTCTGGTGCGGTTAATAAATGAGGTTGAGCTGGATTCAGCTTGTTCCGCAGAATCTGCACATTCATACCTGCACGTTCTGCCAGTTGCACCAAGTTGTGGCGCAATGCAAATGCACGACAGGCTTCATCAAAATGTGGATGTTTGGAAACTTGGTAATCAAACATAGTCGACACTCCTGATGCATCCCAAAATGGAACTAGTTGAATACAACATTGAAATCAGTAAGTGCATCAACGGTAAGAGCAGCAAGGTTGATCATTACCTTTTCTCTTTTCTTGTCTTTCCGAAGGCGATGGCGAGGGATACGACCATCAGCCAGCATATCGTTGATGGTGTCGATAGAAAGACCAGTAAGTTCGCTATAACGCTCAATTGTGACGTGTGGCGTATTCAGAGTTATTGAAATGTTAGGGGTCATGATGCAACATCTCCTATTGGCTTGTGGTGAGCCGGTATTAATCGTGACAAAACATCACAAAACGGAGAATAGGTTCACATAAAGAATATGCCAACTCAAAAAATCACATTTCGCCATATTGAAGATAGTCTGAAAGCTATGGTCATGCAGAATCGTGGAGGGCAAAAAGTCATTGAGAGGATACTCAAGGCCTATGGTTTCAAATCACGCCAAGCCTTCTGTAAGCATCTTGGTATTTCACAAAGCACAATGGCTAATAGATATGCACGCGATACCTTCCCTGCTGATTGGGTTGTTATATGTTCAATGGAAACTGGCGCATCCCTAGAATGGCTGGCCTTTGGTTCTAACAATGCAGAAGAAAGTTCCCCCCCTTATGTGGAACAACATGATGAAACAGTCCCACATGAGGGGTTTAACAGCAACGCTCATCAATCATCCTTTAAGCGCCGCATTGAGAATCACATTGAGCTTACTAACGGAGGAAAAGCCGCGATAGAGAGGATTGTTAATGCTTACGGGTTTAAAACCCGCCAAGCCTTAGCCGACCACCTTGGTATTTCAAAAAGCACATTAGCCACACGATACATGCGAGATTCTTTCCCTGCGGATTGGGTGATTAAATGCGCATTAGAAACCAAAGCGGATCTCGCCTGGCTAGTTACAGGAATCGAAACACCAAATAGTTCACAAGAAGAAAACACTGTAATTTTAAATAAGTTCAATTTGGTCAATGGCGTGCTTGTCGAGTCAGGTTTTTTATCCATGGATCGGTGTCTACTTCCGAAGCAAGAAACTAGCAGCTTGATGTTTGTAAGCAATGGAGAAAAACATGTCATATGTGATAAAGAATTTCACCTAATTAGAGATGGAAAATGGTTAGTAGGAATTGACAATGAGTTATCTTTAAAAGAGTTAACTCGTTTACCTAAGAACAAAATTCTTGTTTCTGGTGGGAGTAAGGATTTTGAGTGTTCCATTGAGGATATTCAAATTATAGCCAGCATTATCTTAACAATACAATAACATTGCAGACATTACTTTTAAATACTTACTGGAGGAGTCTAAAATGAATCATCATCTTTCAAAGATTTCTATAAAAAACTTTAGATCTTGCAAAGATATTGATATCAATTTTTCTTCATTCACGCCTTTAATCGGTTACAACAATGCTGGTAAGTCAACGATTTTAAATGCTATTGAATGGCTTTTTAAGAAAAAACTTTTGTCCTCTGATGATTATACTAATCCAGATAACCCTATAGAAGTTATAGGTACAGTTAAGGGTATTACTGAAGATATTTTGTCAGCTTTAACAGAAGAAAACAGAACTAGAATTTCACCCTACATTATTGACGGGGTATTGATATTTAAGCGTCAACAGCCTGTTGGTGCTCAAAGTGCAAAAGACGTCAGATTATTAATTAAAAACCCAGAAAATAACGAATTCAGGACATCACCAACGGGTATTGAGAATGCGATAAAAGCTTTATTTCCAGACCCAATACGTATAGGTGCAATGGAAAATGCAGCGGATGATTCTTCAAAATCAAAAACAGGAACTACAATAGGTAAGTTGCTGGCAGAATTGAGTTGCAAAATAGAAGAGAAGCACACTCAAAGGATACTAAGCCATTTAAATGCCGTTAATAGAAGAATGACTGCAACCGGTAATAAACGAATATCGGACCTCAATGATATTGATGATTCAATAAGTAGTAAAGTTGCTGATTTCTTCCCTGGGATAAGTTTAAAACTACACTTCGAACTCCCTGACTTCAAGGATATATTTAAATCAGGGACTGTAAAAGTATATGAAGATTCATTTCCCGGCATTGCTCGTGACTGTTCTTCTTATGGTCATGGCACACAGCGTTCGATTCAGATGGCTCTAATAAGACATTTAGCTGATATAACCAACGGTGATGATATTAAAACAACTACTCTACTGTTAATAGATGAACCTGAGTTATATCTTCACCCATTTGCTATCGAACAAATTAGAGAATCTCTAAAAACACTATCTCATCATGGATATCAAATAATTTTCTCTACCCATTCATCTCAAATGATTACCTCTGACTTAGCAAAAGACACTGTGTTAATCAGAAAAAACAGTCAGCGTGGCACTCATTGCAGATTAACATTAAAAGAAGCAGTCAATAAAGTAATCGAACAACGACCAGCACAAGCAACCCATTTATTTTCATTAACACAGTCTTCAAAAGTTTTGTTTGCTAACAATGTAATACTAACAGAAGGTAAAACAGAGACTACTCTGCTCCCATTTATTTTTAACAAAGTTAAAAATAAAACATTAGGTCAGATGCAAATAGCACTAATTGAAACAGGGTCCGTTGAAAGTATATCTAAAACGATGCAAATTCTAAATTCAATGGATATACCTACAAAAGCAATTGTTGATTTAGATTTTGCGTTCCGCGGTGCAATAAGGAACAACTTCTTAGAACATAATGACGAGGATATTTTACGACTAAAAGAAATCTTGAGAAGTATGCATGCTAATGGAGAATGCACTCTCGATGGATCCGGTTTGCCTACAAAGGGTAGTAACACTACCGCAGCTGAAGCATTTGCTATTATGTCTCAAAAGCCCGGCGCCAGAGAATTTTTGTCATCATTAGCCGCAAAACTGAGAAATGCAAATATTTGGATTTGGCTAAATGGTTCGATAGAAAACCATTTGGGTCTTACAGAAAAAAATGAATCAGTATGGGCTGATTTCAAAACAAAAGCAGATACACAACCTCTTTCAGATATCTGTGCAGATTTCGAAAGTATTGAGGCTTTAGTCGACTGGATTACCCCTGACGTATGATTTAATATTTACATACATTGACCACTGGTCAAACATACAGTTAAATTTAGCCCTCTGACATGAGGGCTTTTTTATGGCAGTACGAAAACTCACCACAGGAAAATGGCTTTGCGAATGTTACCCCGCCGGACGAAGTGGGCGTCGTGTGCGTAAACAATTCGCCACCAAAGGCGAAGCACTGGCTTTTGAGCGTCACACGATGGAAGAAACCGAAGCAAAGCCCTGGCTGGGTGAATCAGTGGATCGTCGAACACTGAAAGACGTGGTTGAGCTATGGTTCAAACTACATGGTAAATCTCTGACAGCTGGGCAGCATGTCTATGACAAATTGCTGTTGATGGTTGACGCTCTGGGCAATCCTCTTGCAACCGATCTCACCTCTAAAATGTTTGCCCACTATCGAGATAAACGACTGACAGGCGAGATCTACTTCAGCGAGAAATGGAAGAAAGGAGCAAGCCCGGTCACCATTAACCTGGAGCAAAGCTATCTAAGTAGTGTTTTTAGCGAACTATCCCGTCTGGGCGAATGGTCGTATCCGAACCCACTGGAGAACATGCGAAAATTCACCATCGCAGAAAAAGAGATGGCATGGCTTACCCATGAGCAGATTGTTGAATTGCTGGCTGATTGCAAACGTCAGGACCCAATTCTGGCACTGGTAGTCAAGATATGCTTAAGCACAGGCGCACGCTGGCGAGAAGCAATAAATCTTACCCGTTCACAGGTGACTAAATACCGAATTACCTTTGTAAGAACGAAGGGGAAGAAAAACAGAAGCATCCCTATCAGTAAAGAGCTTTACGAAGAGATCATGGCGCTTGATGGTTTCAATTTCTTCACAGACTGCTATTTTCAATTTTTATCCGTGATGGAAAAAACGTCTATCGTGCTCCCTCGCGGTCAACTGACACACGTTCTGCGCCATACGTTTGCGGCGCATTTCATGATGTCGGGTGGAAATATCCTTGCTTTGCAAAAAATCCTCGGACATCACGATATAAAAATGACGATGCGTTACGCACATCTGGCACCGGATCATCTGGAAACGGCGCTCCGTTTCAATCCTCTGGCAACGCTGCCAAGTGGCGACAAAGTGGCGGCAGCGGTTGGCATTACCCCGTAA